ACCCTACACCAATAGACCGAGCGCCTTGGTAGGCAATCTCTGGACGGTCTAGGACGGCTGTGACGCGGTCTGACGATGACTGTTGAGACGGGGTGAACTCGTTCAGTTGTTGATTCGCGAGGGTGCCGAAAGCGTCAACGCATCGAGCGACCATTCTGCCCTGGTTGGCGTTCTGATAGTCAAGGTTCCAATCCTCAACAAAGCCTGTGTAAATCGGGGTGCCGTTTGCGTAGATGATGATTGGCGACCTGGGCAGAACATACGGGTAATAGATTGACGCGGTGTTGAGCGGGTCAAGGACTCTCGAGTTGTTGTTGAACACGACCTGGGCGGTGCCTGCGTTGAACTGATCAAGTTGGCGGTTGCGTCCGCGTTTGATGTTGACCGACAGCACGATTGACGTCAGGTCTGCATACGCGAGACCTCCAAGGGTGCCTGTGTTGAGAAGACCGTAGGTGGCGTCGTCTAACTGGAATGGCTGACCGAACCCTGTGGTCGTTTGGAACCCGACAAGGACTTGATATGTGGGGACGGTCACAGTGTTCCTGCCGGTGCGAAGACAACGCCTGAGTTGCGTTGCGCTGCCAAGATTGCGTCGATGATGTCTTGACCAATCGTTGCGGGTGATGAGATGAGTCCGCCGTCCACGTTTATGACTAGGTCGTTAAATGGCCCAATTCCGCCGATGCCTGATTGCTCAAATCCGCCTGCGTTGCCTGAGGTGTTGTCAAAGATTGACGGTGGAGCCTTGGTTTTTTTGGGTGGTAATGGTGGAATGGTTGCAGGGGGTTTAGTTGTGCGAGTTGTGACTCCAGGGTTGAATCCCTCAATCGCACGAAATGAACTGTAATCTCTACCAGCATTTTGCGACGCCATCATGTCTGCAAAAGAAGGAATCTTTTTAACTGTGTAATTTCCTAACTCGCCTGTGCGCAAAAAGTTTATTGCGGCTAGCGGAATAGCAAGTGCAGCCATAACTCCGTTGCTGAAACCAACAATTGCGTCGTAAATTTTGCCAAACGTGTTAATCAGACCATCTGACCCTGTGCCGAGACTGACGAGTTGTGCTTGTAATTCTTTAATTCCACCGGCTGCACCATCTTTGCCAAAAGCGTCAGCAACTGCTACCGCTGCATCAACAAGCAATGTAAGTTTTGGAAGAACTTTGTACCCGATTGACTCTTGAAGTTCGCCGAGGGTAATTTTGAGGCGATCCATTACGCCCTCGTAAGTTTTGGCTCTTTCAGCTGCTGCGCCACCAAAGCGTTCGTTCAGCATTCCTTGTACTTTTTCAAATCCCGCTGCTTTTAATGTTGCAGCGTCATAACCGACGCCAAGTTTTGCCAGAGGCCCATACGAGCCTTCCTGGGCTCTTGCAACGGCGTTTGCCACCGTCTCAACCGATTTGCCTGTGCTCGCCGAAAGGTCGAGGCTTAAATTGAGCAGGTCTTGAGCCTTGGTGACGTCGCCTGTTGCCCTGACTAAACGACCAAGGGCCGGACGAAGATTTTGATCGGCGACGCCTGTTGCGCGTTGAGTTTTGTCTATGAACGCTTCAACGCCTTTAATCTGCACGTCAGTTGCTGTCGTTGTTGCTTTGATTGAGTTGGCGAGTTGTACCTGGGCTGCTTGGTCTTCTGCTGCTGCTTGTGCTGCTTTGAATAGAACTGCTCCTGCAGCTGCTGCACTTGCGCCCAACGCTGCGAATCCGATTGTGGCAAGTTTGGCTGCCTTTTGCGCCGCGAAACCAATTTTCTCGGTTCCTGTTTCTAAGTTCTTAAATTCGTTGAGGGCGGACTTAATTCCTTTGCCGTCGAATTCCGTAATGATTGGGATTGCAAGTGCCATTAGTCAAGTTCTCTCTGTACAAGTCGAATTGCGTCCATTGACGCGTTAAGCAGTCCGCGCTCAATCTCTTTGCGTTTGCGATAGACGGCAGGGCCAAGAATGCGAGTAGTACCAGGGCGAAGGCGTCCAAGTGAGTCACCGAGGCGGTTGTCGTTTGCGCGTCCCGCTGCTTCAAAGACTGCTGCTGCAACATTGGTCTGGGTGATAAACATAAGAGATGTTGCCTCTCGAGAAGCGTCTACTTTTAATTTGACTCCAGAGATTGCGCGGGCAATTGAGAACGGGAATATCTTCTTTCCGTTTTGCGTCCATTGACGAGCCATACCAGATAAGGGAAGTTGCGCGTAACCTTTTTGAACTTCTTGAATGGCGGGTTGTGCGATGCGGTTTGCATCCTGGACGAACTGCTTACGGAGTCCAGGCTCAACTTTGTTGAGAGAACGAATTGCTTCCTTGAGGCCTTGAATCTCAATAGTTGTGTTCGTTGTCATCGTCTATGCCGTGATTTCTGTTGTTCTTGCAACACGTCGACAACCGTGAAGAGATCGTCTGTGTCGAATGGGATGTCGGGTGTCCAGTATCCAGTCGCGACAAGAACCTCCGCTAGTGAGCGTCGGAAACTGCCGCTTCTGTAAAAGATGGTTCGTCCTCCGATATGACTTCAATTGACTTGGTTTTCTTGATGTATTCGTCAAAGGCGAGCGGGGTGGTAATTCCCGCAGCTCGAGCAGATTCAAATGCAAAGAATGCAAGGTCTTCTGCGCCGATGCCGTTACCGAGACTGGATGCCTGTCGTTTGAATTTGCGTTCCCATGCGACGATAACGAAGAGATTCGTTTCGACTTCATATGGGTCGCCTTCAATCGGTGTTACTTGTAGTCGGATTTTCATTGTTTCCCTCTTTGTTTTCTAGACGATGTCTCTTGCCCAGGTGCCGTTAGAGAAACTCACCGAGGCTACGGCAAGGGTGCCGATGGACGACATGATGACCGGAGCGGCGTCCAGTGTCGCCGTCGTAATCGTGTATTCAGGGTTCGATGCTGATTCGGTGGTGCCTGATGGTGAGACAACGATTGTGCAAGAACCCGCTGAGACGATTGCTGCAAGAAGTGTTTCGATTTCTCCGACTCCGTATGAGAGATAGAGGTCGAGGTTGACCGAGACGCTCTGCAAACCTTTCACAGCCTGTCGGCCTGTATCAAGGAGACTCGTGCTTTCAAGAAGTTCGAAGCCGACCATGACTTCACATTTTGAAAGTTGATCGGATACGTCAATTGCTGATCCGCCAGTAGGGGTGATTGAGCAGGTTGCACCTGACAGGAATGTTGCTGTTGCCATAGTGGCTCCTTAGTTTCTCTTCACCGCTATTGCAACGGTGAGATCGTAGGTGGGTATGTCTTGCCCGCCGTAGTTCGCATTGCCTGGACGGGCGTCAACGACTGCGATGGACGAGTTCATAATTGTGTCAACGGTTGACATGAGATAGTTGCCCGCATCGCTGTTAGAAGGTGGAGCTGCGAGGATGCGGACAGGAATGCGAAAGTCGCCAATGTTGTATGTGAACGAAGTCATGATTGGCAGTTCAATGAAGACCGACATTGGACGGGCGTTGCGCGGGTCTGTGACAGGTTGCAGTCCGAGGTCTGTGAGAACCTCAGCAATTGCGTTGATTGCATCGACAAGGATTCCTGATGCAGCCATTACGCAACCTGCGGTCTTCCACAGCCGATGAGGGCCATGATGCGTCCCATAGTTGACGGGATGGGAATTGAAGACATCGAGTCGAATGAGGCAAATGAATCTGCGCTTCCGCGTTCACGGTAGAGCGTCGCTGCGTACATGATTGTCCCAAGTTTGACATCGGCACCTGGCACTGTTGACTGCGAGTCGCTGTATCCCGCTTCGCGACGTTTCCGAAATATGTAATTATTTGAAGCGTTAACGCAAACCGTGATGAAGTCGGTGTCGTTTGCCGAAGCGACGTCAATGCCGAGCCAACTGAGGACATCGGTCGAAGTTATCCAGGTGACCGCAGGGGTGAAGGTAACTGTGCCGGTAGCAATCGAGCGTTCGTAATCTGTGCCTGCGTTGACATACAAGAACTGGTACAGACGAATTACATCGGAGTCAAAGAGAAGGTCGCCCTCATCTGAAACCCCGATGAACTCAAAGTCCTGTGTTGAGACAATTTTATGTGTTCCAGAGAATCCGTGAGATGCGCCTGCAACAACCACGGAATCTCCGACTTGGATACCTGTCTCAACAAGAGTCTGAAGAACGGCGTACCCATCGAGGCGCGTATGAAACGCGAGATCGTAGGCAGCCATTGTTCGTCCAGTCTTCTTTTAGTTACTGATCAGGTCAGGTTGAAACGGCGAAG